GTTCGCATCAAGGAGCTGGAAGAAGAAATTGGTGGATGGAAAGCGCATATCGAGGAACTGGAAACCAGAAATCACAATCTCATAACTAATACTGCCGTAACGATACTGGAACAGAAGGACAAGATCGAGAAACTGCAAAATAAACAGGTGATTGTGAAACAGGAATTAATCGATGAGATCGAGGCCTGGATCGTGTCGTTGAATTCCGCCGAGAGGACTGGCTCAAAGACTGATGAGCCAGAGGGCTCGAGGTACATTAAGATCAGTGAGACTCTGGCTGATGGACTGGTGGTAATTTTGAAGGCGAACCTTGAGATTGTGAAAGGCTGCGATCCGGTCTATGGCGATTAGCTTTCTTAATCGGCTGAATTTGAAGGTGATGAAATTGGAATTTAAACGCAAGGACAGTGTTATTGGATATGATGATTACCGGCGAATTATTGAAGCCGTGGGTGTCACTGATAAGAACACGGAATACGAAGCGACTTTAAAGTTGGCGGCCCGGGTGTTGGAGTTGGAACATTACGCGGCTGTATCGGTAGCATTGCAGAGAAATATAAAACAGTTAAATGAAAAAACCGAGGATTTAAAAAATGCCAGGACAAAAGAAGTCAGGTCAGCAGTACAAGCGGATTACCAAACTGCGCAGGAAGATTCGGATGATTGACAAGGACATCGAGGGAAAGGAGAAGACTCTCGAAATGATGAAGCGGATGCGCGAGGGCAACCCGAGGTACATATCGGCGTGAATTTAATTGGTGAAACTTTAGATCAGGAATGCATGATTATCTGCAACTGGTGCCGGAACCGGTTTACCTATATCACCGATCACGGAAGGGTGCATAACCGAACCAGTTGCCCGGATTGTGGCGAGGCGGTCCATGTGCCGAGGAGTCGATTGCAGAAAGTAGTGAGGCCTTTGAATGGCAGCTATCCAGCAGGACGTTGAAACTGACCTGGCCGACCAGATCACCGCGTGCTATGACGATATAGAGCGTTATGTCATGCTCGCGTTTCCGTGGGGCGAGGCAGGCGGGCCACTGGAAGAACACCAAGGCCCGGACAAGTGGCAGTTGGCGCAGATGCACAGCATCTTCCAACACATCCAGTCGAACCCCTACGGGATCTACCGCGATGCGACCGCGTCAGGACATGGTATCGGCAAGACTGCCCAGGTTGCGTGGATACTGTTGTGGCTGATGAGTACCAGGCCGCACTTGAATGGGATTGTAACCGCCAATACCTGGACCCAGTTAAAGACCAAGACCTGGCGAGAACTCGCGGTCTGGCATAAGCGGGCGATCAACAAGCACTGGTTCAAATGGACCGAGACTAGGTTCTTTCATGTCGATCACATGGAAACCTGGTACTGTTCCCCGATCCCGAACTCCGAACACAATTCAGAAGCATTCGCAGGCCAGCATGGCCGCAACACGGTAATTATTTATGACGAAGCATCCAATATACCCGATCCTATCTGGGAAGTGTCGGGCGGCGTTAATGACCCCCGCGTTTTCTGGTTCGTATACGGGAATCCCACCCGAAATACTGGCCGCTTTCGCCAATGTTTTGGTCGTTTCCGAGGTCGCTGGGTCACACGGCAGGTTGACTCGCGTGACTGTAAGATGCCCAACCAGGAAGAACTCGCCGCCGACGTAGAGGAATGGGGCGAAGACTCGGATTATGTACGTGTACGCATACGCGGGATCTTCCCGCGTGTCGGCGAAGAACAGTTTATCTCGTCCGAGGCGGTGGAGCAGGCGCAAAACCGTGATTGCGAGGTTCCGTGGGGCACACCTAAGCTACTAGGCGTCGATGTGGCCCGCTACGGCTCGGATATGACCGTTCTGGCTTGTCGACATGGCCGGAAACTCGCTTACTTGAAGAAATTCCGGGGTTTGAACACGATGGAAGTGGCGGCCCGGGTGATTGACGAGAAAAAACGCAACAATATCGATATCATCTTAGTCGACGGTGTAGGCATAGGCGCAGGGGTAGTCGATCGGATACGCCAGCTCGGCCATGAATGCATCGAAGTGATCTCCGGCTCGAAACCGGACGCTGAGAACGAGGATGTGTGCTATAACAAGCGCGCAGAAATGTGGTACCGGATGCGCGACTGGCTCGATACCGCAGATATCCCCAACGATGTTGATTTAGAAGACGATTTGACCGGAATAAAAGCGTTTTTCGATATGAAACACCGAATCCAGATGGAAAAAAAGGCCGATATGAAGAAACGCGGCCTTGCCAGCCCCGACTGCGGCGATGGAGTCGCCCTTACCTTTGCCTATGCTGTCCCACCGATCAAGCGCGGCGGGCGTGGCTCATCGTTTGATCCGAAGTTTGCAGGAGATTTCTGATGAAACGAAAGATACTAAAACCACCTAAGAAGCCAGATAGTTTTTCAAGGTCAAAATCTTCCGAAATTATCAAGAATCTTAATCTTAAATATCATAAATCGTTAAGTCGCCTTGCCAAAACAACAAAAGGGGATTTCTGATGGACTTTATTACTGGATGCTCTAATTGCCAGAACAGCGTCCGTGTTGACGAAATTTTCAAAGGCGAAATAATTATCTGCCCGGAGTGTCAAATAGAGTATGACACAGACGATAAATTTTTCGATTTAATTGATCGGTTACAGGAGGAGAAACCAATGCAAAAATATAAATGCCACAAGATAGTCGAAGCGTTCAAGATTTTGAGGATAGAAGTAGTCCGAGAGTCTGGAATGATCGAAATCACCGGTATTGGCCCGGATACCCAGGTTTATGTTCCGCCAGAGTGGAGGGCGCGGCATAAACCCAAAGAGGGCGGCTATTTCGTTCGCTACAACGACTCGTACGACTCCTATTCACCCGCCAAGGCCTTCGAGGATGGCTACAACACGTACAGCGAGGATGACGAAGACAAAGCTAAAGGCGAGGCCGCGATGGCTGCACTGGCCTCTGGTCTACTTGCATTGCTCGACCGCATCGAAATCGAAGACAATCCTGGGCTTGCGTCACAACGCCATAAAATGGCCGAGGCAGTCGGTCTGACCGTTGTAATCGACCACGAAACCTCTGCGGCACAACACTGATGCCGGTCAATAGGAAGAAAATGGCGGCATTGAAGAAGCAGTACGGTCCAGAGGCCGGGGAGCGAATTTACTACGCGATGGAAGCCAAGGAAAAGAAGGCGCGTATGTTAAAGAGGAAATCTAAGCGATGAGCAGAAAACAGAACAAGAAGAAGGGTAAATCACGGCGTAGAACGCCAGGAGGCTACTGATGTCCGGCACCACAAGAGAAGTGATCGACTGGCGAACGCTGGTTGCCGAAGCCGAGGGCGAGGAGTACCCGTTCTTTGAACACGATGCCTACGAATTTTCACGCAAGACATTTCGCGAGGACGATAACGCGGGTGTCTACAATGACAACCCGAACTAATGTTCCACGTGGAACAATGAGGTAGATATGGGATACACAAGTCATAAAACAGCAGGCGAGCAAACCCAGCGGCAATTGAAAAAAATGCTGCCGAAGCCGGATTACGACTACCTGATCATGGGTAAGCCGAAACCGAAAAAGAAATCATCGATGCGCAGCAACACCGGCAAAACTACCTACAGGAAAGCATGATGAAACACTTAACCGAATATATAGTCTTAATCATTCTGATAGCTGCGGTGGTTATCATACCGAGTACGGTGAGCGCCAGCAGATATGACTCATCGACCACTATAATTAACACCACCAACATCACCATCATCAACGACGATTCGGCGCGATCTGCAGCGCTTGCCGGCGCGATGGGCATGCACTACTTCTCGCGGTCGACTCTGCACTGGCAGGGATCGCTCAGTGGCGCGTGTTGGGAGCTATCCGAACACTGTGCGCTGTCGGTAGCACTGGCGAAGCGCCAGGGTGAATTTCTCTGGGCGGTATCGGTGACCGGCAATGATCACGACCAGATGATCGGCGGCTCGTTCGGGTGGACTTTTGGTGGCAACTGATCGCCCCAAAGCCTCCTACCTCGACTGGTTCAAGGAGCTTATCGCGAATTACAAGTTGCTCGCGATGCTGATTGTCGCGATGGGCGGGTACTCAGGGTTGAATCTGTGGAAGGATGTGGAGAGTTATAGGGCCAACCAAAGTGTCACGGCCTCCCACATCGAGATCCCAACACCCCCCAATGCCCTGCCGAATGCCCTGGATTTGTCCAGTAAATACAGCACGTTAGGGCATGCCCACAAGCAACAGGCGTTCAGACAAGCGTTAAACGCCCACATCGAGCGCGATCACATTAAAGACCACAAGGAGCTACACCAATGAGCATGAGTATGGTCGATCCAGAGGTTCTGGATGATTTGAACCAGAAGGTTCCTGGGCCGATTGTCACCTTGCATGATAATATTATCATTGCACTACGCCAGGCATACCCGAAATGGGCCAGCACCTGGTTGATCCGGATCGATACTCGCGGTGGTATCGTGCAGGTCTATAACACCGCGTTTTCGGGGAACATGGGATTCATCATTCACATCAAGAATCTCACCCACTATAGAGATATGAAGAAAATCGTAAAGGCAGCCGGGGAGTTGTTTGAGCGTTATGATATCGCCAGGAAAAAGGCGATCGATATTAAGCAGGCTCTCGCGGATCTGAGGCGAAACCCGATCCAGGAAGCAATTTTTTACGAGGATTAGATATGGTACAGGCTAGAATGTATGACGCGTCGATGAGCCCAAATAAAATGGTTCAGGACGCGCATGGTATTGGAGATATCGGCACCAAGACCGATGACTCCCCCAAAATCGATGATTTCTGGCTACTGGTGGCGCGTGATGCGTACCGGGAATCGGAGAGTTACTTCGATGCCAACATCCGTGCGGATCTCGAGCGCAATATGTCCCATTTTGCAAACCGTCACGCCCCCGGGTCGAAATATTGGGGGGATAGTTATAAGCACCGGCACAAGGGCTTCCGTCCGAAAACCCGCTCGATGGTACGCAGGAATGAGGCCACTGCGGCGGTGTCGATGTTCTCGACCAACGATACCGTCCACATCAAGGCCGCCAGATCCAGCCACCCGGCGCACCGGATCAGTGCCGAGGTCAACCAGTCGCTGTTGCAATACCGGCTAGATAACACCATCCCCTGGTATACGACCGTGATCGGTGCGTACCAGGACACGCTGAATACCGGTTTATGTATCAGTCACCAGTATTGGGACTACGAGGAATTAGCGCCGCTCAAGTCCAACGAGGAGGAAATGAAGATCGGGCCTGGTGCCGCTGGGCAACACCCGGAACCTCGCGACGAGCAAAAGGAAGTTGACGATTCGGGAGTTTCCGGCAGGCTCCAAGAAGGCTCTGAGAGCAACGCACTCGATGGCGAAGTCAGCAATGTTGAAGATATAGGCAAACAGGAAATACCGACTATCCTCAAAGACACCCCCGCGATTGAACTGCGACCGATTGAAAACGTGTTCTTCTCGGTTGCCTGCGACTGGCGAGATCCGGCGAATACCTCGCCGTTTATCATCGACAAGATCCCGATGACTATCGACGAGATCAAGGCGATGGCGAAACCATCGACCGGGACCAAGATCCCCTGGTTCGCTTTGAGCGAATCACAGCTACTGGTAGGAGTGACCACCGACTATGACCCCGTGCGCAGACAACGTGAAGAAAATCGTGAGGATTCAAAAGACCAGCGGCATTTGCACCGGGGGTTCGACATCGCTTGGGTACACCGCAACATTATACGAAAAGACCAGCGAGACTGGATCTATTACACGCTCGGAATACACTACCGTCTATCCGATCCGATCCCCCTCGAAGAAGAATACCCCTGGCTGCGACCAGGCGAGCGACCCTATGTAATCGGGTTCAGTAACCTCGAAGCCCACAAGAACTACCCCGACTCGATAGTTGGCCTGGCATCAGGAACTCAGCAGGAAGCCAACGAGATCAATAACCAGCGCCGCGATAACGTGGCGCTCGCATTGAACCGGCGCTATATCGTCAAGCGAAGCGCGATGATTGACTACACCGGACTACAGAGAAACGTGCCGGGTGGTGTCACCGAAACCGACGATCCGATCAACGATATTCGCATAGAAGCCCCGCAGGATGTGACCCAGTCGAGCTACCAGGAGCAGGACCGGGTCAACGCAGACTTCGACGAGCTAACTGGCACGTTCAGCTCGGGCTCTGTGCAGACTAACAAGAACATGAATGAAACCGTGGGCGGCATGGAATTACTCGCTGGCGATGCAGATGCCCTGACAGAGTACCCGCTACGCACATTTGTAGTTACCTGGGTGGAACCGGTACTCAAGCAGTTCATTCGCCTGGAACAGGAACATGAATCCGATGGCGCGCTTCTAAACCTGATCGGTGAGAAGCTGAAACTCTGGCAGAAACACGGCATCGACCGCGTCACCGACGAGTGGATACAAGGCACGATGAACCTCGAAGTCAATGTCGGGTTTGGTGCGACCAACCCGCAGCAGCGGGTGCAGAAAATAGCGCTGGGATTGCAGACTATACTCGGTTTAGCGCCTCAACTGGCGCAGAAGCTGGATGCGCAGGAACTGGCGACAGAAGTGCTTGGCGCGCTCGGGTTTTCCGGGGCCGACCGGTTCTTCCCTGAGAAGCAACCCGATGGCGCATTACCACAGCAACCACAGGGCGGTGAAATCACCGAACAAGACCAGGCCAAGCTCGATCAGGAGCAGACCCAGCACCAGGCGACTCTGGCCCAGAAAGAGCGCCAGATGGAGTGGGATATCGAGAAGCACTTCTCTGAAATGGAAAACAAGCAGGAGGAACGCCTGATCAAGCGGGAACTGAGCAAGGATCAATTCGAGTTGAAAATGGCTCAAATCCAGAAAGATCGCCAGAACGCGGTCGATGAAATGAAAGTCAAACTTAAAATGGGCAGCGGTATTTAATGGCAGATCCACCAATCGAAGTCACAGAGGAACAATTTCGGATTGTCAATGCGCGACTCGGCATCGAGGCTGAGAGTTTCGAGAACTCGCATATCGGGCGTTATATTTACGACCGCATCGATATCGACCTGGAAAAGTTTACCCAGGAACTGGTCGCCACCGATCCCAGCGAACTTTCCAAGTGCGTGGAGATCCGCAACAACATACTGGTGCGCAACCTGTTCACCTTGTGGATCAAGGAGGCGATCAGATCAGGGCTTAACGCCGAACACGAACTACAAGATGCAGACGAAAAAACTTATTAATTATTGTCTACCCGCAGGGGCGACGAGGGAAATAGCATGCCAAAAGCAAAAGAAAAAGTAAAAGTAAAAAACGTGGAAGAAGATACCAATCGCACCGAAGCGGTTGCAGTCGATATACCTAACGCCTCACGCGATGATGAACCAGACAAGGGAAAGTTAGCGGCGCAAGAGGATGCGCCAGACCCGGACAAGGATACCTCAGAGGCCACCGCAAAGGCCGCTGGCGACGAAATCGAACTCGATGAAACGGTCGAGCTCGAAGATCCGACACCCAAGCCAGAGCCGATTGACTTTGAGGATATGGACGATCCAAGGATGCGAATCGCGAAAAAACATGATGAAAAACATCGAAACTTTTTGGAAAATGACGAATCAGAGGTTGTAACCGATGAATCTGCGGATATAATCGACGAACCTGACAACGACCCGGAAATGGTCGAAGTCAAGGTCTTCAAGCAAACGCGAATGGTCGATGCGGATAAAATCGACAAGATGCCAGGGGATACACGCGAGGAACGCATTCAGGCATACCAGAAAGCGCAAGCAGTAGACCAAGGGATGCGGGACAACGCTCGGCAACGAGAGACTAACCTATCCCGCACAGCGGCACTCGACGAACGGGAACGTCTAGTTGCTGTACAAGAGGCCTTGCTACCCACCCCGGGCGCAACGGAGGCCACCCCTCCCGTAGATCTACCCACTTCCCAGGGCGATCAATCCATCGATGAACTAGCACGGCGGTACCAAGAAGCTGTGTACGATGGCGAGGAAAATGCACCCGAGTTACTGGCCAAGTTGGTGAAATCAGCCAAAGACCAGAATACACCCATCGACGAACAAGCGATGATAACTCGAGCGGCAGATGAACTCGAAAGGCGCGACAGACGGAAAAAGGTCACAGCGGCTACGACAGAGCTAATAGAAGACCACCCGGAACTCAACAAAGACGATGATAGGTTCGATCCAAGATTGTGGACCGCTATCGATGACGAGACAACCGTGGTGGAACGTCAAAACCCTGAATGGGAACCGGACAAAGTCCTCGATGAGGCCTATACCCGGATCTCCAAGTGGAAGGGTGATACGCACAAGACGGAATCCATGACCGATAAAGCCGAAGCGAAGCGCAATATGAATCGTCCGAGGGCCAATAGTGGGCGCTATATAAAGCCACCCCCACCCCCGGCAAGAACTGCTTCCGACTATGTTGCTGATTTGAGAAAGAATCGTGGCCAGGGAGCGTAACATTAACTTCTTGCAGGAGATCTTTTTATGGCTGGTCAAGTTTGGGAAACAAACGCGGCTGGCGGGTTCATGTATTCCGGGGAACTATCCGATGTTCTAAGGAATGCATTGCAACCAATGACGAGGTTCGTTCAGCATTGCGATGCTGACGATTTTACTGATAAGGGATTACACGCGGGCGATGCGTTCCAGTGGAACGTGTACTCGGATGTGACCACCCAAGGCGGTAGGATCGCTGAGAACCAACGCATGCCAGAGACTGGCTTCACCATTGCACAACAATCAGGTACGATCTTTGAGTTCGGTAATTCAGTCCCGTACTCAGGCCGCCTGGACGATGCCGCAAGGCACCCGGTGAAGCAAATCATTCACAAAGCACTGAAAAATGACTGCGTTAAGGCCTTCGAGGCCGAGGCGCATTTGCAGTTTGAAGCAACACCATTAACAGCCAGGGCGACATCGACTTCGGCGGTAGAATTCCGTACCGATGGAACTTTTGGCGGTGCGACCACAGGTGAAATGCTCAATGCCCATGTGAAGCTCATTTCGGATGAAATGAAAGAGCGGAACATGACGGTCTACAATGACGGTAACTATCGCGCACTGATGCGTCCCAGTACCATGCGGGCATTCAAGGACGAACTCGAAACCCTGCATATCCATATCGATGAAGGATTCCAGCGGCTGCTTAACGGCGAAGTTGGCAGGCATTGGGAAGGTATCAGGTTCTTCGAGCAAACCATTATCGCGAGTAAAGCCTTCTCGTTCACCGATCAGGCATTTTTCTTCGGCGACGATACTGTCATCGAGGCGATTGTCTGCCCACCAGAAATCCGGGGCAAGCTGCCCGGCGATTATGGTCGGGATAAAGGTATCGCTTGGTACGCGGAAGAAGGATTTGCCCTGGTTCATGCGGCTGCTGTTGATGGCCGTATTTTTGAATGGGGAGGTACATCCTAATGAGCGGATATTCAAATGGTATTCAAATTACCTACTTGTTCTCGGCTTTCGCTGGCGTTTCTGCTGCGGGGCAATCATCTGAAAAGATTGCTGGCCCTGCGGGTCTGACCGGTCGACCGGTTTCGATGGTTGCGGTTGTGACCACAGGTAACACGGGCGCGGCTGGCGGGATAACATTGCGTAACAATGTGACTACGTCAGATCTTTACGCGACGTTGAACGTGCCGGTTCTTGCGGCTGAACTAGTTGCTGCTGCTATGCTGATCGATGATGAGAGCGATGCGGCGACTGAACTAAGTCCAATCCCTGCGGATTCTGTTCTCGAGCTCGATGGCGATGGCCTGGGCACGGGCGGTATCGTAGACGTTTATGTCACAATCGAATGGTACTAACCGGGAGGTAAGTAACTATGGCAATGCATTCTTACGGATTAGGAAAAGGCGATAAGCCGACAATCAGTGGCGATCCACAGAACATGGGCCTCAACGAGCGGGAGCGTATTAGCAATACGATGAAGCCGCGCGGCGAGACAAATGAAATGGAGCAACGTCCCACCATCAAGAAGGGCAGTTATTCTTCTGATCGTGGCACCTTCCCGTTTAAATAACGGTAGGTAGTTGCACTAGCCATGTAAACCAGGGGCCAGCTTGTCTGGCCCTTTTTACTTTGGAGTTTGTATGAGCGAACATATTATTCATGCTACTTACCAGTTTCAGCAAACGCTGTCTTCCGCAAATACTTCTCGTATTATTGGGCCGACAGGCAAGCGTGGAACACTGACATCGTTCGGTGTCCTTTGCACGACCAGCCTTACCGGTTCGGAAGGGCTGTTGAGTATTGGTACTTCCGGCACGCCCACTGAATTTGCAACGCTTACCCTACCAAATACAACCGCCCCGGCGAAGGTAGAAGGTGTTGAGGTCATTCAGTATGCAAGGGGTATTCAGGCCGGGATCGGGGTGGACGAGGCTGTTGAGCTTACTAACGATGCCGCACCAACGGCTGGCGCTGGTATCATTTTCGTAACGATTGATTGGCAGTAAACAAACAGGAGAAAGATAATGGGTGACGGTGTTAGCGAAGTCAATAATAGGCCTGTGCCGCGCAGGAAGAACCACGGCGACGATGTATATATCGGGGGCAAATATGAAAAGGAATATTCCGACGAGTTGGACTACTCGATCGGTAGCACAAGTTTGAATGCGCACCCGCGTTTGAACCTACACCAGCATAACCCCAAAAAGTTCAGCAGGAAACTGCGCGGAAAAACGGGGTTAATTTTCAAAGAACCTTTGTACTGAGGAGATTACAATGAAGCTCGATAAAGAAAGACCATTCGGAACAATCAAGTCCGTCGATGATAAGCAGAAGATATATTTTAACCAGGATGGAATTGATTACGACAAAAACGGGAATCCTGTTGATAAAAAACAGGTGAAGACATTCAACCAGGGTGTACTTGACGCGGCCCAGAAAGTCGCTTTCGATGCGCAAGCGGTTGCCGATGCTGCCCATGCCGAGGCCGATGCTGCCCGGGCATTGCTCGATGACCCTGATTCACCGCAGACAGTGGTGGCCCTGAAAGACGCCCTTGACGAACTTGATGTCGACTACTCTCCCAATGCCAAGAAGCCGGAACTCGAGCAGCTATGGGTTGATTCCCAGGCGGCATAAATGTCTACATTTGTTCAACTGGCCCAGGAGTGTCGATCTCTTAGCGGTATCGGTGGGACCGGGCCTTCTGATGTTGCGTTAGCGGTTGGAATTGAACTCAAGATTGTCAATTACGTCAAGAACGCATGGAACGCTATTCAGGCGCATCCGAAACAGTGGAAGTGGATGTGGGGCGATTACCAGCCGGTTGGCGGCAATCCCCTGCAGACTGTCGCCTCGGTGCGGGATTATGTGCTGGTCGATGTTGACGAGATCTTTGTCAAAACATTCAGATCCTACCTCACCGCTACTGGTGAAAGCGATCGCCAGAGAATGACCTGGCTGGACTACGAGAAGTTTCAAAACGCATACGGAGTTGTGGTTAGCACCGATGACAGGCCGATCAAGGCGACACGCCTGCCAACCGGTAACCTGAGATTTTACCCGACACCGGATGCTATCTACTCGATCGAATTAGAGTTCATCAAGACACCGCAGGCCCTCGCGGTCAATGGCGATATACCGGAAATGCCAGAGCGGTTTCATCAATTGATCGTGTACGAGGCTCTAAAGCGGTTTGGCAAGGCGCATGATGCGCCCGAGGTTATCGCGTTTGGGGAACAGGAAGGAGGATCGGAGGGATCAGAGGGAGCACCGAGCAGTGGTTTGTGGCGCGCACTGATCTGGGATCAGGAAATGCGGCGCACGGCAGATCTCGCCGAAAACGAATTCATGGTTGTGATCCCCCAGTGATATGCAAAAAACTTTCTCTTTCGCACTAAAAGGTGGGCTGGATCTCGTAACCCCGGCTGCCATTATTGACCCTGGTAAGGTGATCGGGGCCAAGAACTACGAGCCGGATGACGAGGGCGGTTATCGCCGCCTGTTTGGTTACGAGCGGTTCGATGGCCTGCCGTCACCCAGCGCGGCTTTCTACAACATACTCAATTTCGACGCCGGTTCCGGGGCCGCGATTGTTATCACCAATATTGTTACCGGGGATACGTCCGGTGCGACCAGTGAGGTTCTGTCCGTTACCCTGTCATCCGGTGCCTGGGGCGTCGATGCTGTCGGCTTCCTGGTGGTATTCAATTTGCTTGGCACTTATGAGGACAACGAGGATCTGTCTGTCTCCGCATCGGTGCGGGCAGTCATGGACGGAATATCATTGAAACGCGGATCAGATGTCGATGCCGATGACGAAACCAACCAGAGGGCCGCGATAGAGGCCACCAGGGACGACATAGGCGAGGTTCCAGGTGCCGACGATATCAACGGTGCATGGTTGTATAACGGGCGCGTATACGCATTCCGGGACGATGTAGGCACCAATAGCCTGACCGGCACAGGCATTTCGTTTACCGCGCCCGCCACCATCGCCGATACCGGCGCGGGCCTGGGGATCTTCTCGATAGGCCAGCGGATACTGATCTCGGGCAGTGTCGATAACAGTCGTGAGTGGACGGTAGATACCGTTAGCGCCAGCACGATGACAGTCAGCAGGACCGACGATGTTTTCATTGTCACCGAGGCTTCGGGCCCATCGGTCACGATCGGCCAGGTCGATCAGGCCAAAATGTGGGAGTCCAGTGCGGCTGGCTGGGTGCAGGTAGCGCTCGGCAATTTCATTGACTTCACCGCTGGCTCGGCTGAATTTCTCGAAGGCGAGACTGTTACCGGGGGTTCTTCGGGAGCGAATGCGACGATTGTTGGCATAGGCGTTACCTCCGGTAGTTTCACCGCCAGTACCGCGGCCGGCAGACTTTATATCGGTACGGTATCGAGCGGGCCATTCCAGGGTGAGACAATTACTTCGGCTGTCGGCTCTGCAACCTGTTCGGGTGCCGAGACTGCACTGACCCTGCCGCGAGGCGGCAAGTACGAATTTCAGAATTACAATTTCTTCGGCAATCTGCAAACCCTGTCGATGTGGGGCGTCAATCAGATTGGCCGGGGATTCAGGTGGAACACTGTAACTGGTTTTACCCATGTGCATATCACCGGCCTGACCAATGTAACAGACGTACCAGAACACCTGGAAGCCCATAAAAAGCATTTATTTTTCTCCATAGGATCTTCCGTACAGCATTCTTCCGTTGGATTCCCGATGGTCTGGAATGCGATCACCGGGGCCGCGGAAATAGCCACTGGTGACCGGGTCGTGGCAATGGAGAACCAGCCAGGGGATATCCTCGGCATCTTTAACCGAAACCGCACCTATCTGCTATACGGTGATGATATTGATAACTGGGATCTGGTGAACTACTCGCTTGAGCGCGGGGCCATCGAGTGGACGGTGCAGGACATGGGCTGGTCGGTCTACCACGACGATCGCGGCATCCATACGATACGATCAACAGACGCCTACGGGGATCTGTCGCAGGATTCTATTTCTACCCTGATTGACCCATTGATCCAGGAAGCAAAATCCCTGATAGTCGATTCAGTCAGGATCAAGAGCAAAGACCAGTACCGGGTGTTTTACAGTAATAAAACCGGGGTACTGGTGCGTTTCGATACGAGGAACCGGCGAGCATTTATGCCGTTCGAGCTTAACCATGAGATCAAGAGCATTTGCGCGGAAGAAGACAGCAATGGCATTGAGCGGGTGTTTTTCGGTTCAACCGATGGCTTTGTCTACGAGGCCGAAAAGGGAGAGTCGTTCGATGGAGAGGATATCCAACACTTCCTCAGATTCGCCTTCGCGCATTGCAAATCCCCGCGCCAGGAGAAAAGATTTCACAAGGTAACGCTACAGATCGATGGCCCGGATAATCCCGGATTAATCT